ACATTGTTTAACTGTGTGGTACAAAGGGAGCTTATGGCACCCCATGACTGAGTCTGTGCGTTCCAAGTTGTACAGTCTTCTAAGTAGATTAAGGCACCGCTCACCAATGTAGCCGTTGAAGCAATGTTGACAGTGGAACGACCATAAACTAGGACTTGACCCGCGGTGTGACTCATTACAAACACGGCGTCGCAGTCAATAAAAGTCACTGGAACATTTTTAGTTAAGTAAAGGTATATGGCACCACGGCAATTGCGGAAAGTATATGCCTCATTGGTTCCCACAGAGCCGCCGATGTTAACAGCGGTAGTGAAGTCACAGTTATCAAACTCGTGCCAGTTTTGTATAGCTGCGGTAATGTTAAGGCTTGGACTCGTTGTATATGGTATAAAGGACACGTTTTTGAAGTAGTTGCGTCCGAGATTTCCAGAGTTACATAGATAAGGTATGGGGTTTGCAGCGTTACCAGTTAACGCAATATCCTTGAGCTTTAACCTAGTTCTACCAGAAGGTGCCGTGATTGACCCTGTTATGTTGCAAACTTGGCTACCATCGGCAGCAAAGCCCTCGATTTGTTGGTTGTCTTGGGACTGTGTAAATGCACCTGTGGCACCATAGCCACCAAGACACTTAATTACCCCAGCTCCCGTTGTATTTGCAAGCGCAGTGGACAATGTAGCATAGGGTACAAGGTAACCATTGCCCAGTGTATCAGAACCAAAGTTTGCTACTTGAACGTAGCCTTGCGTTGAAACCATTGCCGCTGCGAGCTTGTCACTGGCAATCGAAGTTTCCTCAGGTTTCTTAGTACCTGAGTTTGTACCCATGATACGGTTACCCGTAGCATATGGTGCAAGCTGTGTTGTTCCTATTCCGCTTGGTGTCACTGATAATGTGTTACCTGTTAAAGTAATCGAAGTACCATCGGCAACAAGGTTCTGGATAATGAAGTAAACTGTGTAATCCGCCACATTGGTACCAAAGATAGCCGTTGTGTTAGCACCGTTCAAAGCTATTCGGTAGAAATAGTTTGCAAAGGTACCGTAGAGTACACCGAAGACGAAACCATTGCCATCAACGCCAGCGGCGCAGTCGGTGGAGCGTAGAATACCGCCACCAGCTTGAACAACGTAGACACCGTTCTCCACAGGTGTATTGTTGTTAATCAATGCTAATCTGTCACCAACTGCCAAAGTTCTACCATTGATTGTCTGGCCAATGTAACTAGTTGCATTGACGCTTTGGTTCGTAGTTGCTACTGTGGCCACTGATTTTATATTAACTCGTGACAAGGAAACATAGTTTTGAACTTGTCCCCACGTCGGAGCCTGGCTTGACAATGTGGCCGCTGCACCAAGACTAACGATGGCCGCTGTTACATTGTTTGCTGAGAAATTACCAGAGCTGTCACGCTTAACAATGGTACTATTTGTATTCGCTGACGTAGCTGCCAGAGTGTCATTGACACTTGTTGCAACTTGAGCCGCAGTCTTTCCTCCGACGCTTGCCACGGTTGCGGATACAAGTCCACTTGCCCCTGATGGCGTGGTCACGTCGCTTTGCAACTGCGTTATTGGTGCAGCTAAGGAGCTTAATGAGGTTAACAGTGTGCCATAGTTAACAGCATCCTTTGACCCTGCTGCTAGGTTTGTTGGGTTCTTTACAAGAACATTGTAGTTAGAGGAATCTAAGGAACCTGTTAACGTAGACCCACTTAAATTTGTAAACGTAGCATTCTGAGCAACCACGGAAGTAGCACCAAGACCTACAAAGGCAGCAGAGCCGCCAGCACTTCGCATAACTAAGGTATTAGGTGTCGCATTGTTAGTGGCAGCGAGCACAGCGGTCGACGCATTAGCTACGTCAGCGGCAAGAGCGCCACCAACGCTGTTAACTATGGACGTTGCAACACCGCTTATTGGGGGTAATGATGTGACGTCACCGTTTAATACGAAGGAACCACCTGGGCTTACATGTGCGTCAACGTATTGCTTTGTTGCTGCACCTAGGGCATTGGTTGGGTCTGCATTGAGAATTAAGTTACCTGTCATTGTGCCACCAGATAACTTTAGAAACTCTTGAGAGCTTAGCCTTGTAATTTGTAGCTGGTCATAAAAAGTCGGGTCATTGATACTCATTATCCAATGCGTATATGTAACATCGGCTTCAATGTTGTATGTGTAGAACGTAGCACCGTTGAAAGTGTATCTCAATGTAACCGTGTTACTTGATGAGTCGGTTCTACGGAACATTAGAGAACCAGATTGCAATAGATTAGCTGGCGTTGGTATTGGTGGCAATGTTATTACAATGTTCCCTGAACTTGCGTCGATATCGTAGAAAGTACGATTCCATTGGTCTAATGTGACATCTGCAAGTATTGGATTAGGTGCATAGTACATCGATAAATTGTTAACAACTGATAGATATGCCATATTGTTTTTATCCTATTAGCCAAAATGAATTAGTGAGGGAAATAATACCAGTTAAATATATATTATCACCGTTTTTTTGTAGCGTGGTTGACGTTGTCCCATCTCCAAAAGTGTCCCCTGATGTGCAAGAAACCGTTAACACACCCGACGGAGCTAATTTAAATATTTGATATATTTTCAATAGATTTGCGGTAGAGGGGTTTAATAACGAAGATAACTTAGGTAACGTTAAAGTTCTATTAACACCAGATACTAAGTTACAAATTATTATGGCGTCTGTGGGGAATGCTGTGTAATCTTGGTCTAATATCTCAATAAATTTTTCATAGTCATTTGTTAGTAAAGGATTCTGACCCTCTACATATAAAGCGACGTTTATTCTGTCATACCCTGCAATAGCTGGGGCAGATTGACCAGAGTTTTGGTTATAGAATATGTATATATCCCTAGAATAAGTACCTTCTTCGACTGGAACTAAGTAGCCGTTAACATTGCAGCCTAGCGCAAAGTCATCTCGTCTTGCAAGCCCACCGCCATTTTGTACTACGTAAACAGCACTTTCCACGTTGTTAGTCTGTGACCCTGCAAGAATCGAATCACCAGCTGACAAAGTCCAGCCACCAACATTTAGCCCTATGTAATTGGTAGCATTGACGTCTATGTTAGTTACTGCCGAAGTAGTAGCCGAGAATCTAGCTACTCTAGTTTGATTTAATACATTGGCACTACTTTGCTGAAAATAGAACGTATTTGAACCAGAGTCGCCATCGTAAACCGATGTAAATTGGTGAACTACGTCAGTACCCACAGGTAACTTTATATTCTGCATTACTCCGTTTATCACTGCCACAACGGTTACTGTGTTAGCCGCTACGGTGTCTAGTCTTCGTAGGAATATGGAACCCATCTCTAAGGTATTTGACCTTAATGAATTCGGTGGCAATGTAATCGTTATGTTCCCTGATGTGGCAATCACATCAAAAAGTTGTCTACGCCAATAGCCAATTGTTGTATTACTCGATATGGCGTTAGGTTGGTAATCGTAGGATAAGTTTTCCGTTATTGGGTTGTAGCTCATAGTTACCCCTTACTCCATAATGTACTTTGAAAGATTGCATACATAGAATAAACACCTTGAGCAGTGACAACCCATGACGTAGAACCATCTAGGAATGTGTTACCTGCGGCAAGGTTAATTGTCACGCTGTTAGCTTGTGAACGTTTGACGAATCTAAATAACTGCGTTCTCCCAGCGGTATCAGGGCTAGATAGCGCAGCAATAGAAGGCATTGTTACAACGATATTCGCAGCCGTAGAGTCAAATTGAGCCGCCGATTGAGATATAGGGAAGTTGTAAGTAGCCGCAGTAATCGGCACACCTACAAATACACATTGTGTCGCTGTATCTACGTTGGCAATTTGTCTCCAAGTATTCGTCGCTAAACTAGGTTGTATATTGGCTCCCGTTGTGCGACAAAGCCAAACGCTGTTTGCATAGGTAACGTAACTTACTCCAGTTGTATACGTTGTGGTGCTGTTCCAAGGTGATATACCACCAGCGGCTACAACGGCACTATCAACATAGTTCTTTGTTGCTAATCCCTGTGGTGCCGTAGGATTCGGTGCTGTCCATTGTCCTGTAATGTTAACATTGGCGGTAGGGTCTGCGTCTCCACCACCTAAGAATGCGAAGTTACTGTAAGCCATTGTTTTTGTCCTTTCTTAGTATATGATGAGTCCTTGAATATCCATGTTACCGTTGGCGCCGCCAGTCTTTGTGAACCTAACTGCTAAGTACTTTGTGGTTACACGGAAACCGCTGTCGACTGTTTGCTTTGTGGTGTTTCCTGCGAATTTTCCAGCGGTAACAGGATAAGTAAACGCTGGTGACGTTACGAACGTTGAAACCGTTGGGTCATCATTGGATAAAAAAATATCCGCCGATCCTGCTGCGTCCGTAGATGTAAGGTTTACATCGAGAGACCATGATAGCGGCATATCATAGATTAATAACCCATCGTTTTGCACTGTCTGGGAACCTGCGAGTTTATAGACAAACAACGTAGGCGTTGCTACTAGAATGCTTCCTTGAAATTCTTTAGCTCTCATGGAATCTCCTTGAGTTATTATGTTACTAAATTAAAACTAAACTACAATACTTAAAATTGGGTTGTCACAGTTACTTCGGATATTCGTCCTATCCTGATATAATTTGCCACATCGGTAACAGTGGTCTGCGCTTTATTATTGCATTGGACTTTGATATCATCAACAACAAATTCCAATGTATCACCTGCGTTCATATTTCTTACAAATTCCGTAGTTATCGATGTGAATCTAAGGTTGTCTACAGGTGAGACACCATATCTTTGGTTTCTATATTGTTGACTGTATCTCAAACTTTGTGCGTATGCCATTATACATGAATTTGCATTCTTATACGTGGGGTTATTTGCGGTGTTTACTACGTGCTTTGTATACAAGTTAAAAATAGTCCAAACACCGTAAATATCGTAAGCTGAGAAATCATAATTACTCATGTCTAATGTTAACCTAACGTTAAACTTAAATATATTACTATTTGCTACGGTAAAAACACCTGTTGCGCTGTTCAGTGTTATCCCCGCTGCGGTGGAAAACTGCGTGTTGTCAGAATAAGCCTGGATTGTGGTTCCGTTAGTATAGTTAATAACGTTTAACGGGTTATTCATAACTCCCCGAAGATACGCAGTTGACCCAGAACTTGGGAACGTGGGGGCACCGCCAGACGTCGGAAACAGGAGGTTATAGATAAACGTTGAGTATGTATCAAAATATTGGAACCATACTCCAGTGTTGTAGGCTTCATTGTTAACCCAGTCCATTCTAGGTATCTCACCGCCACCTGTAGTTGGGTCATAGATCCAACCTATCTGCCTCTTAGCATTACTAGGAGAAGCTTTGACAGCCGATGGTGACGTTGCCCACGTTGGAAACGTTGTAGACGTTGGTTTCGTTGGAAATGTATCTTTTACTGCCATATTACACCAAGTTCCAGTATATGTTACAGGTTACAGGGGAAGAATTTGACCCATAACTAATGGGGCAAAGACTCAGATCCGCAGGTGTCACTCGATTATTGTAATCAGTGAACCCATAGTTTACATTGTTTATCGAAATAGTTAAAACGTCACCTGATAAACAGTAAACTACATCCTGAAACTTAACTTGCCTTAGTGGATTACGATACTGTGAAGTATCATTATTCACATTTATATCCCAGTCAACTTGCCCTTGTGATTGTATCCCAGATACCTTGACACCATTTTTAAACAATGAAACATTTATGTTATTACTTCCACCACCGACACCATTTCGTGCCCCAGGTGGGTACTGCCCACTCGGCCAGACTACCTTGTAGTATAACCTATTGTTCGTAGTCACGTTAAGAGCACCTTGAATGTTCACTTCATAGTACCCATCGGCTGGGCAAGTAAATTGTCCCGTAGTGGTATTGTAGGGATTCGTAGTTATTGTCGAGGGGTACCTTGATAAAGCGACGGTATCCATGACCATAGTGTTCTCTGAGTTAGGTGATACTATAGATTTTACTCCGGAGCTTATAAGACTTACAAAGCTTGAAAAATACGAATCCCCTGATTGCGCTGTGTTGAAGAAAGCATTTATATACAATGCAACATTGTTAAAATACTGGCACCATTGACCCACTAGGTTCTTGTTAAAGTTTTCATATTGATATGGGAAACGCTCTCCCATCTTTGTAGATGACGCATTGGCATATTCTATCCCAACGTTCCTTTTAGCGTCACCTGGGTCTTTTTTATCTGTGTTTCCTGTGGTCACAGCCCAATCAGGTAAATCGTTAGTCGGTGCCGCAGGTGGTGAAAAAGCCATAGTATTATTGTCTCCTTGTTATGAACCCGTCACATATTGATACTTGTCCCAGATTACGATTAAACTAGAGTTATTTGCTAATATTGTAGCTGTTTGGTTAAACACTTGTAATATAGGTGTTTCATAGTTTCTATTTACCCCGTTTGTTGCGTAGAATCTCACTGAATCACCCCTCATAAGACTAACAGTAGTACTAAAAACATGGTTGTGGTAGCAAACCCCAGCGGTAGTATCCGATAAAGGGTCAGGTACCCAAGATACAGTCGAACCCGTAGAAAACGCTGTTTCTCTGCTTATTGCTGGTGCGTTAACTCCAAAGGATAAGTTTTTTACTAGATAGACGTTGGTAACTGGCCTCTGAATATCACTGGTTCCTTGATTGTTTATTTTGATATTTATATTGCCCTTAAATGTGTAAACACCTGATATAGGAGCGATGAAATCCGTACCATCAAATACATTTAAGTTTGAGGAATTTATAACTGTGGTACTCATTCTAATCAATGCACTTACCGTCGCTGAATTTAACAACGTTAAAAATGAGTCAGGGCTAGCCGGTACATTTTGGTCTAACGAAGGTGTCGCTTTCATTAGTGCAAAGCTAAAATAACCAATGTTTAAAAGGTTCCCTAGGAAACTATTTACTGAGGCGAAGTAGGTTGCCCAGATACCTGTGTTATATGCTTCATTGTTAACCCACTCCATTGTTGGGTATTCACCGAATCCAGTTGTGGTATTGTAAGCCCAGCCTGCGGCACGCTTTGTCGCTCCTGGGTCTATCTTTGCCCCGTTGGTTGCCCAGACGGGTAGTATGCTTGGTGCTACTGGGAAAGCCATAGTTACTCTGTCCTTTCTAGGTAGTCGTTGTCTTGTAGAAACCACCAGCAACGGGGTTGTTTCGTGGGTCTAGGTAAGACAATCCAGCACCGTCCGCACTGACGCTTTGGTCTGGTTTTCCTAACTGATAATACTTGATAACGGAAGAATTTACAGTAAGTTGAATACCTATAGCCTTAAGTTTAAATAGGTCATAGACAAACTGAGTATACGCTGGAGTCGTAGGGTCTAGGGCAATGGTTACGTTGAGTGACGCATTACCAGACTCTTGGAACAATGCATTTGTAAACTGAGAGCCGTAACCATTGGCTACGTAGTAATTGTAAAAATCCCTTATTGTACCGCGTGACGTCACAAATACGATTCTGTTAGCAATGGCACTACGTAGCGTAGAATCGGAGGCCGTAGACGAATATGTTTGTGTCAAGTAGTTAGCCATGATTTTTAAATAGTCACCAGAGGAACCCGAAGGTATCGTAGTACTATTCACACTGTTATAGTTTACTGCGTTTACAAGGGAGCGAATAATATCATAGTATTGCTGTTTCTGTGTAGCTATGGCTGTCATTATTCCCATGAAACTAGGCATATTTTGGTACACGCTGGGTAACTGAGTTTTCAAATCTGCTATGAAATCCTTTGCAGGTAATTGTGTCAAAGCACCTGCGGGGAATTGCTGTGGTGTTATCATAGTATGTCCTTGTTTATCGCAGTAAAAGCAAAGTCTGCGTCTGCTAGATTATATGTAAACCCTATTTCACGTCTTAAGTAAACTAAGTCAGTTCTACCGCCAGCCCCGTAGGTAATAAAGTTAAAGGATCTGAGGTCGACGACACCAAGATACGTAGCTTGGATAAGCGTAGTTAACTCAGTAATAGTGTACATTAAATCCGTAGGTAACGTCTTTGACCTGAAGTAATTGTTCACAAGGGCTAACACAGACGCTTTTAATCCAGGTAACGTATTTAGTGGAAACACTTGGCCGTTGTAACCTGCGTCATTAGGGTTAACATTGTAGATGAAATCAAGTTTAACACCAACACGGCGTAACTGAATTGGGTTTAATGTTACAACACCAGTGTAACCGCCGTACGGTGTTTGCACTGTAAAATCAGTAGCTCCAATGTTAGTACCTTGTCCATAGGTATTTGTCCCTGCTGGGTGGTAGTTATACACTGTTTGAGCAATGGATTGAAGATTCAGGTCATTGATATCAAAGTTATTACCAGCGGCTCCATTGGTTGGGTATTCTAGGTAAACTGTGCAACCTCGCTGGTTAGGTGATGTGTTAATTGTTTCAGCGACAAAGACGGAACGAAGTGCTGCAATGTTTAAGTTAAGTATTGACTTCTCAAGACCATAGTAAGTTTGTCCTGATACGTTGAGGTAGTATTTACGTCTCGCTGCAAACTGTGAGTCACTTTCCCTTGCGGTTCCTAGTGACGTTGCTGCCGAGTTAGTAACGTTAGTAACATAGCCACCAAGGCTACTAGCGATGTTCAAGGCACCTGCGGCTACTGAGTTAATAATATCCGTAGAATATACGATGATAGAATAAGTTCCGCTGGCATTATATGTGTAACTTTGATTCGGCGTGTACACTGGCGACGGTGTTATTGACGCAGTTGTCACAGCCCACGTAGCAGGAATTGTTAACGATGTAATCGTTGGAGTACCTCCACCAGGTGCTAAGTTAACTGTAAACGTAACCACAGCGGTACTTGGTATCAACCCCCTACGGTTAAGGTTTAGTATCGAGGAAGCCAAGATATCTAATCCTAGTCCGCTTGCTGTGTTTGCATTAAGTGAGTTCCAAAGAACTTGTAGAGCTTGTTGAATTTGATAATCAAATACCGCAGTAATCTGCGATATCACATATGCTGGGCTATCTGCGCTCGTTGCGTCACTGAACGTCGGTAAAAAGGCTGTTTGGTAATTAGTTTGTATTGTATTTAGCGAGTCTATGATTATACCGTAATTACTGTCAAATTGCATGCTATAACCTCACCGTAATTGCCTGACCTATTTTTGTCTTAGCTGTTAACGTTGTTGAATAGTACCGTGTAGCAGGAGAAAAAGCACTATCAACTACTTCAACCGTAGATACATTGTTTACCTTAAGAGCTTCGTCGGCATAGATTTGACTTACGATATCTGGGTTATCGGCGTTACTTACAACTAGCTCCATAGGTATCCCAAAGTCGGGGTCTGCTTTCCATTCATCCTTGAGTGTAGATAGCCTTATTTGTAACTTAGATTGAACTATATTTGCGTCGCTGGTTTCATAGGAGTTCAATACATCGAAGTAAGTAGACCCATCGATATTTGTTTTTGTTACTACTTTTAACTCTGTCATGGCTGAGACCCTTTAAACGTTGTGAACTTTGTTTGCGTGGTAGTCATTTGTGTAACAAAGGTATTTGCGGCCGTAGTAACCTGAACTTGATACGCTGGACTTACTGCGGAACCACCAGCACCAGGAGTCCAAGTAAATGTAGGCACACTACCCGCAGTTACTAAGGAATTAGCAAAGGTACCCATGTTGGTTGCCATTGTAATTAGTTCCTGCATTAACTTTATACCCATGCTCATGAATTCCATACCAGAACTTTGTAACGCTGGAGCCTGAGAAAATTTTTGCATACATGGAATAAAAACGCAGGCATTAACGTTATGTAAGCTTCCTGACTCAGGAGCCGCAGGAATAGGAGATGACGAAGTTAACCATGAGTATATCTCTCTGTCTACCCAGATGACTAGTCCAACGTCACCTGGAACTATGCTAGCACTGATTGCGTGGGTTGACCCAGCCAATTGAAACACAGGGACACTTAGTAACTTGGGATACGTAGTAAACCCTGTGTTCTTGTCAAAGTATTTCACAGAGGGCTGAATATCAACGCAACTTTTGTTAGTCGCTGATACATTGACAACTGTGGCTATGGACGCTGAGGGGGTTGAGTTTTGTTCATCGAATAAGTATCTCTTGAACTGCTCAAAGCTATCAGGTAAAAATGGGTTTATATCAGGAGTTTCCATTTGCTAAAACCTTTTGTAATTTGTCATGAAGCATATCAACGATTACTTTAACTTCATTTATTTCTTGGTCTGTCTTAAAGAATCCTGTGCTTTTCATTGCTAACAAATACATTAGATAATCAGCACGTCTAGCTTCAATGGTCGCTGGGTTCGGTGCATACTGTTTAAATGCTTCTATGTTCTGTATTGCGTCTACCATTGTGTTGATGTTTCTATTGTCCAATAACATTCTAAGCCCCTTTCGGATACAATTTTAAAGTAGTAAGCCAATCCCCGTTTCTATAGTCTCCGCTGTATTTAATGCCGTAAACCTTGTATGACTTGTTGTTGTACTCGTAGAACTCTGTGTTCTTTATCATCACTGTTTCCGTAGGTGAAAATCTCCTAAGTAAAACAGAGACCGTAATAAACGGGTTATTCTTATTTAACGATTTTTGAGAAAAATAGTCCACTGGGAGTAACTGAGGGCTTATGCCTTCTGCCCTAATATTTCCTACCATTCCCGAAGTAGGGGTTATCACTTTAAGTAATCCTGTGTTTACTTCGATACTATTGTATATGTTACTTGTTATATAAATTCCATCGGAGTACTGAGAAAATTGACAAGCGTTGTCAGCGCATAACTCTGTTAATATGGTTTGCACTGATTTATTTGTTACTGAAAAAGGTGCAGTGTAAACTTTGGTCAAAAGCTCACCGCCAATGATATTAATGGTACCATTGTAAAAAGTCTGAAGATACGAAGATATCGCAGTGCCCGATGTACCACTAGGAAAAGTGAACGAAGGTCTAGGGTAATTAAGATTAAATATTGCGTCACAGGCTACTACTTCGGTTACTAGTTCCGTGCCTACTCTGTAAGTATTGGTGTTGAACACAAGTCCCTGAAATATGACTTCTGCGCTTGCTGAGTTATCAATACCTTCGTTAGGTTGATACCACGTCAAGAATCGAAACCCCCGTTTAGAACCAACTCCCGCAAAGTTTGCTACGGTATCAGGGTTAAGTTGATAGAATTGAAACGTTGCAGTATTGAAACATTGTAGCCCTATGTTGTATTCAAATTGTACTTGTTCACCACCATTAATCGTTAGATTAGGTAAGTCAACGAGAGCCCCGCCTACGATGTTAAAGAATTCTACTCGATACTTTCTATTTAATTGTGCAGTGGTTAAGTTTAGTGACGTTACCATGTGTTACCTCGCAATACAGTATAAATTCACCCCTGCGTTAATAGTATCAAAATTCACCTGTGTCACTGTGCGCCCTGAGTTATTTACAAAGAAAAACTTGTAAGGGAACCCATTGTCTACATCGTTTATGTAGCTATCTAGGACACATTTGAAAGAACCAAAGTACACTGTCTTTCTATCAACGCTGTAGCAACTAATGTAACAGACGTTGGACAATAAAGTAGGGTCATTGGTCAAATAGTAATCTGGGGAAAGTTCCACAGTGTTTAAGTTAAAGTAGACTACATAGGAAACCCCAGCTACTTGGATTACCACTTCTTTCTCTGTTATTCCTGTGGGGAAAGTCAAAGGTATGTAGTAAGCAGATTTTCCCGTAGTGTTAGCCTGTGAGGTCGATGTAAGCGGCGGTGCTATACTCACGTCGGTATACTCCCTGAATAAGGTTGAGCATTTGAGAACGAAGCGCTGCTTTGTCCCGTTGTTGTGACTATGTTAATTTGTTTCAGGGAAAGTTGAAACCTTATTGCAGTCTTACCTATGGCATTGTTCCTAGGGATAACTAGTTCTTCTATGGCCATGTTATCAAGTTTAAGGTAGCTTTTACCAAAGAGTAACCCAGTGGTCACAGTAAGCCCTACCTTTGCTTCATAGGCGTCAATAAGTAACTGGGTAGCACTACCTAGCTGACTAAAGTTTAAGTGTCCTAAGATTAACGAAGGTGTCATACTTGTAAGGTACCCAGTTAAATTTAACATCTTAGGTAACTTTATAATAGCGTCGGTAACGCTGACACCATTTTGAACGGGGTTCTCTGTTATTTTGTTTCTTAGTATCAATGCTTCTTCGACTGAGGCACTCATACCATTGGAGTAATTGATACCAGAGTTACCAGCGGCCGTAAGTTCCAGAGGGTTCGTTGGTGTTACATCGTAACCAGTGAAATAGATTCCTAGCTTTGTTGTTGGCGTATACCACCAAGATAAATAGAATGACGAAATATCAGCGGCCACATTAGCCTCCTACTTTAGCCCTAGAGGCGTTTTGATTGTTTTTATATTGACTCATTGGTGTCGGTGTAACTGCATTGATTACAGAGTTACCTATCTTACCTAATGTATTTAGAGCACCACCAGCCGTGTCAGCAACGGTATCAGAGAGCGAAGTTTTCCCCGTAACAAGGTCACTTAGTCCAGAGACACTATTGGCAACCAGTGTGACCGCTTGTGCCTTGACGTCCATGTATTTAATAACACCTTGAGTAGCTAACGATGTACTTAGTGCTTTGTCAATGGCAGCCTGCATTTTCTGTGTGGCTCCCTTGAACTCAACGAAAGCGCTTCGCCATTCGTCGCCACTTTGCATACCACCACGTACGCCTGATACTTGGTCTGCCATGTTTGCAACGTTAGCGCTACCTATGTGATTTAGACCATATTGCAAGTTCTCGCTGATACCTAGACCACTTTTAACCGTTGAAGCTAAGCCAGCGGGTAAACTTTGTGTTGCTTTGTTTAACTGCGCATTCAAGTCATACGCTGTGGCCATTGGGTCATACTTAGCTTTTCTTTGTATCTCCATGGGATTGATACCTAGAGCCATGAACATCATAGCCTTTTGGTCACTCATACCAAAGAGAAGCTCTTGCTGCAAAGATTTACCTGCGGCTACAACTTCCTGCAACGAGGTACCCGCCAATTGGGCTTGGTTACTCAATTTATATATTTGGTCTACTGACCTACCTGTTGCCTGTGAAAGTTTGTGTAGGTCAAGTTCTCTCTCAAATTTATCGGCCATTTTGTTTTGCAATGATTCCATTAGGGATACTATGCCTGCAACGAGACCTGAGACAGCTAAACCCACAGCGGCACCAATGGCACCCCCTGTCATAGTTCCACCGCCAACGGCCATGGTTTTAGCTACGGACTCAGCATTGTCTCCTAGGTCTTTGTCAGCGGCTTTCTTACCATACTTATTCATATAGTCTTGACGAAGCACCGTGTAAATTTGTTTTAAGTAACCTTCGGAACGATTCAACGTTTTCAACACAGGGCTTTGGCCAGAATCAGTAGCCATTGAACTTTGGGAGCTGCTTCCAGTTATTTGTTCCCTAGACTTCATTCCATCTGATTTAAGCTGAGTTACCTTTTTCTTTATCTCTTGGTATTCAGTGTCATCTACTTTCAGGGATACCTTGACCAATAATTCGTCTAATTCGCTAGCCATCATTTACCTCGGTTACTGTGTTAATGTAGGTCATGTAGTCAACGAGTGTCCAATGATTCATGATATCCTTGTAGTGACCCATACCCCTAGCACTTAACATCATTGCTACTTTCGAAATATCCATAGTGATTTTCTTTTTACTGGTTCCGTTTCCTTCGATTTCTTTGGATTCTCTGGCTCTATTTCTTGCGCTACGGAACGAACTCCAATCGCCAGAAGAGTCATGACTTCTCTGGCACGTGAAAAAAAACCAAAGTTAAACTCAAGGAACTTCCCAAGCAATGGAACAAAGTCATGGTAGTTGTCTTCAATATCCTCAAGCTCTAAGGCTCTGGGTTTCCCATTACTTCCTGTTATTGTTACATATTCACAAAGTGTTTGTTGTAAAAAATCGATATCATGGGGCTTAAGGTCTAAGAAGAAACTAAATTCTCCTAAGCTAATCTTTGTCATCGAGTTCATAACAAAGGGTAACAATTTGTTCGCAGTAGACAGGTTTACTCGTCTAAATGTTGCGGTTAGCTCACCTATACGGCAAGTCTTAATATCATTGGAATCTACGGTCATATCAAGTCCTTTCTCATTGTGTCCTTTCCTATGCTAATTTAGTATTGACTATGGGACAAGGTAAAACTAAGATAACTGTGTGAGCTAGGTTTCTTGTCCTTTCCTAGTTCACGCTCCAAGATACAAGGACTCTATGATGACAACCCCCATTGCAGTACAAAGATTATTCCTCGAATTACGTGGCAACTTCGCTAACGTTAAAATTAATATAGTCCAAGTTAAAACTGTATTCTGCAACTCCTTTGAAATCGAGTTAAATTTACCTCGTGGACAAAGTTACGCAGAGGACGTATTTGACTACATTTACAATGTATTTGACAACCAACGAGCCTTTGAGTCTAAGGAACTGTTTGCAGCGTTCACAAGGGAGATTCGTAACTGGGACTACAAGTACGTCGTTGAGGTCACAGACCTAATTAAACAAGGTTATCAAAGTTTACTTACCATTGGTATTGAGTACTTCTCAAGGTCACTTGGTATCAAACACCCCGATGCTAACTATGCTCACAGGGTGATGGAACGTGACAAGAAGCAACTGAGAGAACGATTACTCAAGATGAGTGGCCACTGAAACCTACTGTGAAAGTCCCCACCTCCTTTCTCCAAAAGTGCTCTTTTTTATTTTTTTATTTTTTATATTAAATATATAGAAATAGTCACAGTATTTTAGAAGACGAGTAAAATAGCGGGTTTTACCTCTACAATGACTGTGAACCCACTGTGAGCCTGTTTTTGTTATTCAATATTATCAAGGTTAAATAAAATTGGTATTTTGATAAGAACTGTGAAGTGACTGTAAAACTTGTCTGACAATAAAGCTACCCTGTCACAGGATTGATAACATTGAACAAGTATAGCTTTAATAAAATGATAAAAGCTGTTACCTTAAGCTCTGATAACATTGTGAAGAAACAACTGATACGTTCTAACCATATCTGCGGTGTTATTGGAGTAGTTATCTTGGCTATGGCGTATAAAGTGTGAATTCGCAGACGCCGATGTGTCCGATGGGTCACTGATATTCACTGATGAAAATGGTACATAGAGACCACTAGTTTGAAACAATATTGCAGCGGCACGAAGTAACTTGTAACTAGGGTTATCATAGTAAACTCTTATTGTCGCAGTAGCAGTGTTATTTGAGGTCATAGTAGCATGTACTTCGCCATCAGAGCCACTTTCTACGCTAGCAATATCTGCGTTAGGGTTGATATCAAGGTAAGTGCCACCAGCGTAACCAGAGACAATGACGCCCCCTACTGTGATTACGTGGTTCTGTGGGGAAAATGGAGGTCTTGATACGTTAGCCATAGTAGTTATCCTTTATATACTAATGTTACAGTTAACTGCGAGTCTTTGAATTCTGGACAAGTAGGTTAAGTTTGCAGACAGACTTTGATAAATTCTGTTAGCTACGTCTTGAACTGGTACCTGTGACTTGTTTAGGTAAATAATATCTGAGTTCTTAAATGGCAAAATAACTTTGTTTAACACAGCCTTATTTAGGGAACCCTTGAACGCTGCCACAAGTAACTGAATACCTGAGTCATCATAAAGTAAGCCACCAAGTGGTTGCTGGTTAACAAGTACATTGGCCAAGTCAGCTTGGACAGTTAACTGAATATAGTCGGCTCCTACGATTTGGTCTAAGTAAACTTGGGTCGCTGCTTTAGATGAGGACGCGTATCCATATTGAACTAAGGCTAATCCAGCGTTACCAAATAACGGGTAAACATTGTTATTCGTAGGAATTAAGCCCACAGTGGTACCAGGAATACCCATAGCAGACGTGGTGATTGTAGAGTCTCCTGGAATACTTTGTAACTGCATACCTGAGATAGACTTTAACCCTATGGACGATGTAAACAAGTTCGTGAAGTATGCACCCATGCTCGCAGCGGCTAAGGACACAGGTTGCGATGTAGACCCTGCAATCGGCGTTAAATTCTGTGCATGGTTAAAGATGTAAAGGTCATTGGAACCTCCAGCCGTTTGAATCGTAGCCGCAATGGTACCACTGTCAGCAACGTCCATAAACATTTTCTTAGGGTTAACTAAGGCACGTTGTGAAACAAGAGCAGCAGACCAACCATTGGCCTGAGTAACCTGAGTAGCTGTGATTGCGTCGGCTACATAGAAGGCATAGGGTATATTGTTACTATTGAATATAGTCTGTAACGCTGTTACGTAGTTGGTCAAAGTAGGGTCAAGGCACGATACAACTAAGTTAGTCGGTGTCGGTAACTGTGCAAAGAATACGCTAGCAGCATTTAGTAACCATTGATAACGATTATCTTGCAACGCTGTACCAGTTATTTTGGAACTAAAGTCTGCGGATATCTGAGCATACGATGTGTAAGTATATGTTAAATTAGTACCCCAAGCCGCAGGTTTTGACGCTGGTGGGAATACACCAATTATCATGCAACCATTGAAGCTTGGTGCTTGGTTTACTGTGGTATTCACAAGTACATTGACTTGCGATAACCATGATAAATTCACTGAACTCATTGAGTCGTCTCCTATTGAATGCTAAGGCTCCAAGCGACTTTGTTAATCGTTGTTGCCGTTGAATCTGTTAACTCTGTTATGAAGCTAAAATCTATAGTGCAATCAGCGTGGAATATACTCCTATTCTCATATAGTTCCTCGTACACTGTGTTTGTTGACCCTGTGCTACTTAGATATGCTAATTTGTTACTGGCAGAGATGTAAGGGGAATTAGTTATCTTGATTAAAAATGTTTCCAGTAAGGACAAAGCTTCTATTTTATCGTAGGCATAGAACCCATAGTTTACTTTAAGTACGTGGGATTTACTGTAAGCCATTGCTTGGCGAGTGTCGTCATAGTATTTGTAATTAGTGTTATCCACGTTATCAATGCCAACTATGTTAACTACGCAATAAGGGAACAAAGGTCTAAGTTCTTGTTGAAATGCCCATAGCGCTGTCAGTCCCGTAGTATCCTTTGCAAGCTTAACTAGGTTAAACAGTGGGGCAAATTGTGAATCAAACTGTGGATATGGTATCGAAATAGCCGTACCGTTGTAAGTTATTCTATTGTCCCTACATAGTATTGTTTCAATGTGGTTGGTTGACAATACCGTGAAAGCTTTGTAATTAAGGTCTGTGACAATTTTGTACACAAGGTTATCATTGATAATATAGTTAGACAAAGATACCCCTGTTACATCAGCGGATATATCGTAATCTGTGTATACACTGATATAGTCCGAGTAGTGTGTACCTTCCTTCATAAATTTGAGACCAGACTTAGCCAGTGGCTGCACAGACGCCCAGATAGAACTTAGCGTATACGATGGTAATATTGCGTAACCATTGTCATCATAGGTGACCATTTGTCCACCAAAGGATACAAGGGTTACAGGTTTCAAAAAGTCTGCGCTAATCATTAGACTGCACCTTATACGTTATTGCGTTAATCATTTGACCACTGTCAACCAACGGTTTCGATGACCCTTTTCGAATAACAGTTAACGGAGAGTTCGCAGGTGAAATACCCGCTGCGATTTCCTCCTTAATTAATCCAACGATATACGTTCCAAGTAATGGATGAAAATGCTCAGGGGACTTAAGTAAAATCTGCTTCGCTTTGTCTAAGATATCTCTGCGTCTCTTTGTGAAAGTACCGCGGATAAAAGGTCTGCTTGGTGTTCTCTCAGTACCCTTTTCGTTCCAGTTGGCTACTTCACCCACAGTGATTGACTTAGAAACAGAGAAGCGTTGTTTACCTTGAGTCTTAACATTTGCAGGTACGACACGCACGAGCTTCTTTTGCTCACCTTCGGAACCATGAATCCCGATGGTTATTGATTTACCTTCTAATTGTTTCAGCGTGTCCAATAAACTCAAAGATACGTACCCCCTGCGCTAACAAAGCCACCATAGAGAATAGCTAAGCGTCTTTGTAAACTTAGATACATGCGACCATACTTTGTGGTTTTAAACTCTTCCTCGAACATGTTGTTACCTGGTGACACCGCAAAGCTACGAGACACCGCAGCCGTAGAATCAGAGCTAACAACGGCACCAGAGGTACTTACTACAGGGAGTTCCATGTAATACAGGTAGTGACCAAGTAAACTCATGAATCCATTAGTATACAATGTTCCCCAGTCCGTAGGTTCGATGATACCTTTGGCTTGGATATCATCAATCCAGAATTGTATACGAGGTGCAGTGAGGTACGATATAAGCTTGTCCCCCAAGAAATACGACTGCACATCGGCCACAGTTGGGGGAATATTAACTGCCATTAACCAATACCAGAGATTGAGTAAACAGCTTCAGGGATTTTAACAGTTAATCCAGCTGTTACGTTTTGGTATGGTAAGAAGTAAGCCACTTTGGTTGCATCGTAGCTTTGTGGCAATGCTTCAATGATTCTTGATGTAGATAACTCAAGGTGCATTGGGTCATTGTAGTACGCAATCATTGTATTCGCTGGAATCGCTGGGATACCTGCAATTCTGAATCCACGGTCTGTTAAGTAATCAACCACAGAGCGACCTTGTAAGTCAGAGAATGTTCTGTTCAATAACTTAAGGTTAAGGAGAGATACTAAGAGACAGAAAGGGGCTGGCTCAAATACACCTTTTGTATTGTCAATAATCTTAGAATTGATTCTTACGATATCGTCCACAATTGCTCTACCAGTTGTTGCATTAGCCCACACCACAGTTGTAGTAATGGAGCTATTGATTGCGCTGTTTTGCAATAAACCTTTTTCTTCTGGTAAGGAACCATTAGCATTGAATAATGCAAAGTTTTGCTCAAGTAAACCTAAGTCACGTGCAACACGGTTAGAAAACATTTGTTGCAACGGAAGGTTATGAGCCGCAGCTACTTCGAGGTCATAGAGACTTAGATAGAAGCCTTCACGAGATATCTTGATAGGTCTACGTAATACTTGAGTAGAACCTTTGATGATTCTCATCTCACTTGGATCTTCCCACTCTTTACCAGACCCAGCGTTGCCAGTGTTATCAATACCCGACGCAGAGAATAATTGTGGTACATAGACTTTCTCAGTAGCACTGACACCAGTGTACTCAAAGAAAATCTTTTCACTTGGAAAGTTTGCAAAGCTCTTGCGTAACCATGATTGCTCAACAACTTGCTCAACGATACGTTTATCTAAGTCAATCGCCATTTCATAGGTTTGTAGCACACTGTTGGCGTCAAAGCGCTTTGTACTGCGTCCATTGGTGATTGGTTTGTCCCATAGTTGACTCGCCATACCTAAGATTAAATCGTCATACGCTGTCTCACGACGGTTATCATTGAGGAACTGAGACAACTTCGGCTCTTGGTTAATTAATGCTTGTTTCTGTAATAAACTTAAACTCATTTCTAATTACTCCTTTTTTAGTATTAGCCTACTCTCACTATAGCAATTCCACCTGCTGGAGCTGCTGACGCATAGAACCATGTAGGGTGAGCACCCGCTGTCGCTGTATCTGCACTTGCTCTGAATGACCCTAGTTGGTTGTTCGCAGGTACCGACGCACTCGCTGCAAAGCGAATAAACACTTGTTGTCCTGAACTAACTGCCTCTTCGACCTTAACCGCAATAGTACCAATTTCTAATCCTGTAATAGATTTACCTGGGCTTGCTCTATCTGTATCTGTGGCTACCCAGTTACCATTGCTATCGTAAGCGAAAGAACTAACTCTCATACCTACCATTGAAACAAACATGCGATTAGATATATCCCCAGAGGCCACAGGTAACTTAAACCCACCAGACGCAGAGTCCAATTTCATTGCGATACCAAATGGTATGGATAACGTAGCTTCTGTGTTAACGTTTGTTAACATAGAGTATGGATTTGAGTCAGCAATCGCACCTACAATGTAATTAGCTGGCTGAATATTTTGCATATATGGCATAGTAACTATCTCCCTTTACCGTTGATTAGTGAGTTAACGTGACTGTTTCTATCGTATGCTGACCATTGTAAATTACTTTCGGAACTGTCACCCTTGTACTCTTTCTTTATTGAATAGTTAGACAGAGAATTAAGCAATGGGTCTTTTTCCTTGCTATCAGATTTTTTTGTTTTCTCAGCCTCAATGCTATCCATACGAGTACTTAGGTTATCCAGTTTAGAAATCAATGATTTGATTAGCTCATTGGTTTCTGTCATTGCAGCGTCTCCTTTCTTTTTGCGGTCTTTTTTCTTTGCGTCCTTTTTCTCTTTTTCCTTAGATTCTTCCTCGTCAGAGTCTTCTTTGGATTCATCGGAACTGTCTTCCTTAGATTCTTCGTCGTCTGAGTCTTCTTTCTCAGCTTCGTAGCCCTCTTCGTACTCTTCGTCCTTCTTTTTCTTATCCTTCTTCTTTGCGTCTTTCTTCTCAGATTCGTCTACCATTCCTTTGTCTGCCTTTCTTGCTGATTCTTCGGTTATTTCACCCGCTGAATTGGTACTCATATCAGCGTCAGTTTTGTATACCATTGCACTATCTCCCTTTTTTACTATTGAACATATTGAACCACCACGTGCCGCAGGGACACAGGCTAAATGATTATAAACAATATCAGTCTGTTTCTTCGTGTACTGAATACCCTCGTGAACGCCTACTTCGTCCACAAGCTTACAATCGTACCCCATTGACCACTCCTTAATCTCACCGTTTTCTACGGCATTGATAAGCGTGGGGTCGGTTATAATAATTGAATCTACCTTAACTACATCTAGCTTTTCTTTTTTGGCAGAGTAACCTTGACTACCCAGAAACCCTTTTATATATTGAGCCGTAGTTGACGGTGTCAACAAATCTGGTGGATGATTCCAAGTAACAGGTAGTGCCCTTAGTGTATCTAAGCTTTCTTGTTTCATTACTTCGTTGTGAGGACGTAGCTCATTGCCTGTATCGTAAACAAAAATGCCTGTGCGGGTAACGATTCCAGCGACGTCTAAGTACCCTTGTGGTGTTCGTTTAAACGTTTCTATTTTAAAGTTTGAGTCATACCTAGCGACCATGTTTTTACCTCTTACCTAGTATTCCAATGACTCGCTCAATTAGTCAACAAAAATCTTATTAAACTAGGGGTATAAGCACACAACGGCAATTATAGTCATTGTACTCTTTGGGAAGGTTCTTTATATCGAACACTTTGCCCTCTAGTTTACGATGTGAATCTCTGACTCGCTCGTCACCGCTGGTTTGCCATTTGCACTGAGTAACACCGATACTTTGAGCCTCAGCTAGCGTTAAGTCTCTGTTCAAATTGTTTATCTCAGTCCTAGACCAAGTGTCAGTGAACTTATACTTAGGCTTAGTATACTTTGCTTCAAAGAGCTTATCTTTGTTCTCTGAGTTAAACAGTGCACTTGCTCTGAAATCATCAAGTTGTTGTTTCCTCTTGTCCCACTCAGCTTCCAAAGTATCCCGTAGCTTTTCCCTTGTACCTGTTTCAAAGGACACGAGGCGATCTACCATTGAGGTACTTGGTATCTTTTTGTCAAAGTTATCCAAGGTTTTCTTTAATGAATCCTCGGCTACTTTGTTCAATATATCGTAGCTTATCTTTGTGAGGAATACATCAACAATGTTATCGTAGACCTTGGGAATCTTAAGAACCCTTGGTTTACTGAGTAAATCAAGTAACACTGCATTCGTTGATTTCCAGAAGGTATTTAGTACACTGCGCAACCAACGAGAGAAGCGCAACTCATTTGCCTTTGGAAACCTTATTGCTTGGCTTACCTTTATCATTGGCTTCTTTGTCTTCTTTTTCATCGCCATCTGGTTCTCCCTTGTCCACTAAGTCCACTAAGTCCACACTGTCAGCCCTTTGAATATCAGGGTACATCTTGACTAAGAAATCTGAGCAATCGTACCCTTGACCTTCTAAGGAAACTATACCACTTGCATACGAAGCGAAAACCGCTGACTCCTCAGTTTGCGTAGGAGCCTCATGGTGTTCGTAACTTACTTCGTAATCCTCTGGCATTTTAAGTCCGTCAGTGTTCTCAAAGACCCTCATAAAGTATTCGATAATCGGAGTTAGCTTGTCTCCTCTCTCGGAATCAATGAACCCTTGAAACGTTGTTTTCTCTGTTCTCCCAGTGGTCTGACCTGTGGAACCTTCGTTAAACAACACATCATGGGGTATATCGGTATCAAGGCAAAGGCGCTCCTTTGTCTCTCTGATTAACTCAGATATCCCAGTAAGTGTTGGTGTGTAGTACTCAAATTCCTCAGTTGAGTCTATGGCACTGATATTGTGTAAACTGCGCCCTTTGTTCTTAGCAGCCAAAGCAGCCGCTAGTTTACTGCGTTGTTCTGGGTTAGTTAAGGCCGCTGATAACCCTTGTATCTTATGAACTGGCATAGGTACTTTGGCTAGCAACGTGGCAAGGTTATCCATGACTGCGCTGTAGTTACGTGCGGCGTTCTCAATGTTACGAATATACGTGTCATGGAAATGAAGGTTACTGCGGAATGTGAACGGCATCAATTTGACCCCATAGAAGCCAAGTAACCTTGATTTATGTATTTTCTGAGAACCCATTTGAGGGAGCGCAGATACTTCTTTCATGTACTCTTTGCGGCTAGTGCTGTCATTGAGGTCAAATTTATTCGCTGTAAGGGGTTGCTGAACCACGTAGTAACTTATTGGATTGAACTCAAAGTCTAGTTCCTCTGGGTACGCTGCAAGAAAGTAGCGGTTAATCAGGTTCACATCGTCAAGCTGGTGAACTTCGCTAGCACTAAGTGGCTCGCTGTAATCTGTGCTTCCATTGGCTCTTATGATTAAGAACGAGTGACCGTGGATATAGCCCGATGTAGCTAAGTCCTTAAGTTTCTTCCATAGCCTATATTTCTTTGTGAACAAACGTTTAAACTTGGCATTGTATTCCAAGTCCTCGGACTTTATTTCAAAGGAGTCTTTGAACATATATTTTACAAGGAGACGAATGATTCTGTTAATCGTAGGGTCACAGGTGTATAGATTCTCAACCTGAGGAAAAGAATACTGTGTAAACGGTTTAATCTTTGTCATTTCGTTTACGTCGGACTGAGTCCCTTGGCCTGTGAGTAAGTTGTAATATATTGAGTCACTGCGGCTAACACGGTTACGAAGCTCTTCGATTTCGCTGTTAAGCTCTGCAACTTTGCTCGCATGGTAACTGTCATTTCTTTGTTTCTTTGGTTTTCTATGGCTCATAATTTCCCCCTGTTTGCAACGATAACATGCAGTGGAAAGTAATCAAAGGAAAAAACTAGGTCACGTTGGTTTACAAGGGATTCAATGCATGGCATAGTAACTATGTGGCCAACGGTTGGCTACCAAGAGTCTGGGAGGACTAAGTTATGTGTCTAAGTTTCATGAAGTCATTGTTAGTGTTGTTAATGGTGTTATCCGTGGTTTCCTTTGTTGGTCTTATTACCGCAGAGGTTCTAGGTATCGTAGGGTTGACGTTATTCCTAGCTACTGCGGTTCCCTTTGTGTTGTGTTTCATTATTTACTTGGCAATCTAAGGTCTGGGAGGACAAAGTAATGAATATTTTGGCTACGATGTAGGTAAAGTGTTAAACACATATTAAAAGTTGTGTATTAATTCGATTGATTATTTAACAAATAAAGGAGATATTTATGTCACAGTTAGTTAAGTTAGAGTCGATTGCTGGTAATAATGTAGTTGCAACCACTAGTTTGAAGATTGCAGAGGTGTTTGAAAAGAACCATTTTGACGTAATTAAGTTAATAGAAATAGAGATAAACAAAGGATTATTCGGTGCCAGAAATTTTTCTGTCTCCTCTTATAAAAGTGAACAGAACAAAGAAATCAAGATGTATTTACTCGATGAGAGATTTACAACTTTCCTCACAATGGGATTCACAGGAGACCGAGCAGACCAATGGAAGCTTCAGTACATAGACGCATTTAACGCAATGAAAGATGAGATACATAAGAAAAAAGAATTAACCACTGGGGGTGTGTTCAAGGATTTCCATAGTATCGCTGAGGTTCTAGGGTTAAGCAAGGAACAAGCTGCTATCCATGCAAACCATGCCACAAGGAAGAAGACAGGAGACGATGTTCTAGCTCTCATGGAGTACAAAGTAATCACTGGGACTAGGTATCAAAGTTTAACAAAGTGGCTAGAAGGCGCTGGGATATCTGCGGTAAAGGGTAACAAAGTATTAAGTGATAAAGGTTACCTAGTGAAAGACTTAAGTAATCAATGGACACTGACAAAGCTAGGTGAAACTATCGGTCACTTAGTTACACAGGAAGCTGGAGGTAAGATGAGACAAAGCATCGAGTGGTCAGAGGAAGTAGTCAATGTAATCTTAGGGGGCAAGTAATGAAGTATATCAGCGTAATCTTAGTACCACGTAACAGGGAAGTCATATTACCGGTGGACAATATTAAGTTACTTAGACCTACGAACCATTGGGGCTTTCACCACACTGTCTTTTTGCGCAATGGTGATATGTTCGATGTATCAATCACTCAATGCTACAATGGTTCAATGGTTCCGTTGAAAGACCCTGACTCAGCGTTGCAGCGACTAATCGAGAAACTAAGGAGGCAATACCATGACTCAGAGATACTACTTGAATGACAGAGAACTAAGTGTAATGTTCTATGACCATGTGACTAGGGAACTAGGACACTCAGTAGACCAAGGTGAATATGACAAGCTTACTGAGATGTTCTTTGATGAGTGGCTAGAGATGTGTGTGGAGACTAAGTTACTTGACCACGATGGGACACATTTCTACTTTGAACAAGGTGTCCCTGATGATGTATCTAGGACACAGTTACAAAGGTACTTGCGCAGTGAACACACTAGGGGAGGCTAAGTTATGTGTATCTTGGTTACGATGGAGCAAGTTAATAGTGGTGATAACAAAGTAGCGGCGATTACTAGTTTGAAGATTGCAGAGTTTACAGGTAAAGCTCACAGTGACGTTTTATTCAGTATTAATGAGCTAATTCTGGCAGGGGAATTTTCCCCCGCCAACTTTGTTAAGGGGGAGTACAAACCCTACTGATATTTATAACTATGTATTGACTCAGAGGTCAAAAGCTTACTTAGAAACATAATCAAAGAAATTAAGAGGTTAAACATGATTGAGCCAATGTATTTAGTATCCGCAGCGTACCTTGTAATCGGAGTGTCTTTTCTATCCTATGTAACAGTGAGCAAAGTGGGAGAAGGGTACAGCGGTATTCTTTGGCACAGGGTAATCATTGCAGCGTTGTTCTGGCCATTGTTCATGTTCTATTTACTAGTTATCAGAGAGTGAATGTATCACCGAATACAGAGTCTTCCTTAGCAACTTCCTTACCACTATAAAAGTCAGCAATGGCTCCTAAGTCCGCAGCGTAATACTTGTCATAGGCAAATATGCAACCAAGCGTCAAAGCGTCTGTGGCGTCATCGTTCTTACCAAAGGGAAAGTTAGCCATGCACTTGAGTAAAGGTTCTTGCCATTCTTCGACACCTTCGACAATCTCAGATTCCGTTGGTTGAAGTATGTAAACTTTACCCCTGTTCATCATTGCCTTAAGTGGCTGTGCCCTAGTTATCTTAGAACCATTCTGCCTAAGTAGCTCAGGGTTTTTACCTTGTACACCTGGTAACTTCTTTAACATTTCCCCATAGTGCTCACCACCGACACCAGGGTCTAGAGGAAACACAGGCACGCAGTCCCAACCATCGGCTTTACTTGTTTCATCAATGAGCACGTCGTTAGCGTCAACAAGGCCACGTTGTCCTACCATGTCCACGATAACAATGAAATCTTTGAACACTGCGAACTTAACACCCCTTGTCCAATCTCGCTTCAAGGTATCCTCGGCTATTTGTCCCCTACGTTCACCAACGCCAGCTAAGTCCCAACTTCTCACGTAACAGCGTGCAGTGTGGGCAATACTATCAAAGTGCTTACGTGTCATAGGTTTCAGCGTATCTAAGTTGAAGAAGCCACCGTTCATAGCCTGAGGGTCTTGCATCATTTGGGCATTGAATGTGTAGGGGTCATTGCTTTTCATTGCAAGCAGCGTTTCCGTTGATATACGCTGTGGGAATATGGATTCACCATCAATTAACGCTGGTATCTTTAGATGGACATATTTGTAGTCACTTTGGTTAAGCACAGCGCCGCTAAGGTCTTCAGGGTGAACACGTTGCTGAAATATGATTAGTGGTACTTTGTTCATATTGTTTCTGCGTGTAATAAAGGTGTTCCAAAGCTTATCAGCGACACCTTGGCGCCTTGTTTCATAGAATGTATCGCTGATTTTATTAGGGTCATCGAATATAAGGTCTCCACCGAAAGGAGTAGCTGTTAAGTCCCCTGCACCAAAACCCGTTGCCACACCGTATATCGTTGTTGCTAAGAACTCACCACGTTGAGCCGTAGTCCATATACCTGTGGAGTCTTTGCGCATGTTGGAACTAAGCCCACAAACGTTCTTAAGTACATCTTTGACTTCACGGCTAAACTTGTGACTTAGGTCTTTGGAGTAGGACACGTAGAAAAACTTAGCTGCACCGTTCATTACGTAGCACCAAGCCACATAAAGCGTAACTATCAAAGTTTTACCGAAACGAGGGGCAATGTTGATTACTACGATGAAAGTATCATCGGGTAATTGACGCAATGCACACTTGGTTAACAAATCACATAGAGCTTTGTGGTGCACTGTGACAATGAACTCAGTGTTATACAGTGCAAAGAAAGTCTCTTTAACAAAGGATAATAGGTCACGATATTCCCTAGGTTTCTCCATTGACGCATGGTAACGAAGTGCTTTCTCCAGAATCTTTGAGTTAATTGACGTTGGTTTCATGGTTTACCTCGTTTACTTAGAAACTCTGCATCTGTGGGGCTCATGTTCATTGCTATCTTTGTAGTCTCTAGCTCCACTTTGTCCCTGTGTGCCCTGCGGTTATGCTTCAATGATTTCTCTGTTAACTCTAGTTTGCGTTCCTCTACATTGGCACGTTGTTTAGATAGTTCACGCTGTAACTGTGTAGTCGCTAAGTGTTCATCGTAACCAAAGCGGCTTTGGCACACGTAACGCAGTGCACTGAAAGTTACATTGCTCACATCAGGCATTGCCCCTGTGGCTATCTGCATTAACACTGTGTTTATTGATAACTGTGCTCTTGCTTTACCAAGCTCCACAGCCTCAATGATTCTATTGTTAATAAACGAAGCATGTAGAAATGCCCTGATATCAACGTGAAGCAATGTGGCCATTGTCCTAGGATCTAAGATACCTACGAAAGCGTAGTTCTCAATAAGTTCGATATCATTGTCACTTGGTTTCCAAGCACTTTGTTCAAAGAGTTCTGTAATCGATGTGGTCATAGTAATCATCTCCCTTAGTTAACCTTAGTTTTATTGGATAAATAAGGCAACTGTGATTTCACAGTCGAGGTTCGATGACCCAAAAGGTGTCTTCTTATTTTTTTTATTTTTTTATAATATATATAGTAATAGTCACAGTGTATGAGAAAACCTTGGTACCAAAGGAAAAGGCACTGTGCAGCAACTGTGAACCACTGTGAACCCATCAGATTTCCCTTTGTTTACGTAGTATTCTTTTTACAGTGATTTCCCTGTCTCTGTGAACTCCACTGTAACAGCTGGCAGACAATAATTACATAGTGTCACAGGATTGATAACATTGAACATCTTAGTCCTTGGTAATTTGATAACATTTTGATAAAGTAACAGAGCTTCCTTGTCACAGTTAAAACCCTTGGTGCCAAAGAACTTAGTCCTACTACTTGACACACAATGAACTATGTGTCACAGTATATTTAAGGAGGAAGGAACTATGAACACAGAAATGGAGTTACATGAGCTCGCAGGTGTCATTGGTATCAGTGTTAGAACATTGTACCGAGCACTTCGTAAAGCCGATGTTCGCATTGATTACAAGGTTAGTCATAGAGGTAAGCGTAAATCAGTGGTCACAGTTAACGATGTGGTCATATCACACATAAAGGAGGCACTATGTAAACGCAGCTTTAGACCAAAGCGTCTTGATAACTTGGTTGGTTTGTTCTATATCGTTAAGGATGGATTGACACTAAGAGAATTTAAGATTGCTGTGAACGATGTAGTCAGCATAACAGAGACAAGCTGTTTCAATGGTCTGTTTACGTACACAATGATAACTTGGGATAACACAGTCTACGAAGTAACAACTAGGGAGAAATTGAAATGAGTAAGTTTATACATGTAACTGAGTCAGATGGCACAGAGTTTGCACTATCCGTTAATAACATAGTAAGTATTGAACCACAGTTTGAACCTAGCAACCCTGAGTTAATTGTAGAAGGTAGGTTTATTATAAGAGTAAGCTTTTACGGTAAAACTCATAGGTTAGACAATGTGCAGTTAGCAGCATATTTCGAAAATATAGATGATGTAATGGAATTTATTAAATAAAAAACCCCCATTGTTCGCGCAATGAGGATTCAAAAAATGAGGACTATAGTACATGAATAGTAACATGCTAGCGGACTTTCCGCAATCTAAAAAGTATTCTTTTTTCCTAAGAAACGGTGAGCTTAAGGTAAATAATGTAATCTCTGGTAAGTCAGGCTCACTGACCGCAGCGGTTATGAATGAACTTAAGAATGAGTGGAAATTGCACGAAGATATCCTTGCACAAGAGATATCAAGGATACGCCATAGCCTAATTGCCGTTGAGAATGAGAAAGAGAAGGCTAATCTTAAAGAGATTTCTAAGCACACAGATAACACAATGATGACTAAGGATGAGATGAAACAGTACTATGAGTCCTGTTACTACTTCATGACTAAGTCCATGGGTGATGGTTGGCTCATTGACCTTGAGAATCATAAATTTACAATGATTGACAAGAGTGCCATAGCCGATGTGATTGAAGATAAGGACGAGAACAAGGCTTACTGGAAATCAAGGTATTTCATTGGTAAACGTGAATACAATCCACATAAGCACTCAATACTATACGATGTGGTCGATGGTAACATTACATATAAAGCAATGAATACTTATTACTTGCCAACATGGAAGAAAGAGTATCCAAAGCCACCTGTGCAACTAGACCCTTTGTTAGTTAAGTTCTTTAAGCACTTGTTTCCAGAGCGTGATTGTCAACTCTACATCATGGACTGGATAGCGAACTCTATGTTCACTCGTAACATGTGCTACTTGATACTCATTGGTGAGAAACGTGTAGGCAAAGGTCTCTTGGTTGATATGATTTCCCGTGTACATCGTAGGGAAAACGTGCAAACAAGGTCATCTGAGCAAGCCTACGACTTGTATGATGGTGACTTAGCATTCACGACCGTTGTGAGCTTTGATGAAATAACCATTTGCAATAGTAAGCAATACAATTACTTAAAGACTTTTGCCAATGATTACAAGAACTATCGAGCCATGCACTCAGAGAGTTTTACTGCAAACAATTACGCAAACGTTATTATTACTTTGAACAAAGAGTCGTCCATATCAGCACTAGACACACAAGACGGGAGGTTATCAGTGCCAAAGTTAACAAGTAAGAAATTAGTTGAGTCATTCACAGAGGAAGAAAGAAAGAGATTATGGACAGACGACAGCTTGATTGAGAACCTGGTTGCTTACTGTTTCCATAGTAAACCAACTCGTGATATGGCCGTGAGACACGTCAACTTAGAAGAACTTGAGAAGGTCACGACTCTTGCAATGCCTAACTATATGGCCGAATTTCTAGAAATTTGCCGTGAACTTATGCTCAAAGAGTTCAAGAATTTAGACGGGGCACTAAAAGCATATAATGATTCAGGTAACAAGAACTTTAAGTTTGTAATACCTACAAACATAGTGTCAAAGGCTATCGTGCGCTGTGAAGACCATAAGAACCCTGATTTACGTAGTATCTCACAGAACAAGTTACATAAGTTCTTTGTGAATCACCCTGAATCAGGGAAAACTATGCGCCAGACTTCGGAGACTAAGTATAAGATTTTGACAAACAATGATTTACTGGGTATTGCTACAAAATAAAAAACCGCAGGGGATGACTGCGGTTCACCGATTAGAGTGTGGGAGGAGTTACTCTGTTTGGCTTATATCAACAATAGGTGTCATCAGGAAAAAAAACAATAGATAAAAAGGACTAGGTTATGAAAAACTTTACAAATGTTTACATTGATATGGAGTATAGAAAAAACGACGTTACAGGAACCTTTAAACTGATATGTGTGTCTTTAGAAGTAGATGAGTTGGTAACATCATTTGATTTGAGACACGATGACAAAGATTTTAAAGATTTTATTAATAAGTTAAGTAATCCATTATTTATAGCGTACAACGTAGCAGGTGCAGAGGGTCAGGCGTTAACTCAGATAATGGGTCACAAATGGATGTTGAAAACGAACTGGATTGACTTATGGGTAGAATTTAAGCAGTATTCTTTAACACATCCCGATTATATGAATCAAAAGAACGGTATAACTACGGCTTTGGATACCTTTGAGATACCATATAACGCTGATAAAGAGGGAACCCGTGAGATTATCTTAGGTAACGATGAGTACACAGACGCTCAGATGGCTCAGATTATCAAGTACTGTGAAGCCGATGTTCTATCTTTGAGACCATTAGCACGTAAGTTGTTCATTATTGGCCAAGATTACGGTGTAACCCTTGATGATATGATTGAACGTGGTCGCTATTGTCGCAACGTTGGCGTATCTCAGTTCTGTTCACGTGGTTTCCCAATGGACAAAGAGTTAACAAAGGCTGTCTTTAATAATCGTCAGAAGCTGCGCAATGCACTTAGTGCTCAATGTAACGAAGTGACAGGGTTCAAGATATACAAAGAAAATACTAAGGGTCGTGGTGAACACAAAGTCTTTACACATTATAGCTTTAGCTTCAGCGAATTCGCTGAATACCTTGAGTCTAAGGGTCTGCTACATACTTGGAAACGCACAGAGGCTGGTAGACTTTGCATGGAAGAGGACTATGTAGACGAAATGGTCAGCGGTTACAAGACAATCATCGAGCCTGTGTACTTAGCACGCAATACATTGAAGCAATTGAACTCCACAGACCTCAGCGCAATCATGGATGACGATGGATACATTAGACCTGATTATTGGGTATTTCATCAAAAGACTTCAAGGACAAGTCCTAAGCCAGCCAAAGGGTTCATAATGAATCTATGCCCTTGGTTACGTATGCTATGCAGACCAGCGCCAGGACGTGCCCTTGTTACCATAGACTTTAAGTCCCAAGAGGTCTTAGTAGCTGCGGCGTTAGCTAAAGATTACTCAATGCTCGAAGATTACTTGACCGATATTTACCTTGGTCAAGGTAAGAAGACTGGGTTTATTCCTAAGGAAGCTACAAAGAAGTCACATAAAACAATGCGCGACGGATTTAAGCCCGTGGTCTTAGGTACTAGTTTTGGAATGCAAGCGAAGTCATTGTCAATACATTTTTACAACTTCTGGAAAGATCTTGGTATCGAGAAAGACCTAGGTGACTGCGAGTCCGACGCTCGTGAGTTTCTTTACAATCACAAGGAGTCGTATGCAGCGTACTATGATTTCATTGCTGACACGCTGTATTCTATGAAAGACAACGGATACATAGAGACTGTGGACGCTTGGAAGTACTTTTATTCCCGTGGTATGCGTGAGAACTCGGTTAAGAATCTTAAAATGCAAGGTAACGGTGCAGCAATGACTCGTCGGGCTAGTAACTATTGTATCGAGGACTACAATGTTTGGGTTATCCCACTGCACGACGCTGTTTACTTTGAATGCGCAGAGTCCGAAGCTGTAGAGTTAGCCAAAAAAGTCAGCGCTGCAATGGTTCAAGCGAGCATTGATACCTTGGGTGAAGAGTTCGGTAAGCACATGGGTACAGCGACACAGATATTCACGCACACTATGCCTTACTATGATAAACGTGGTGAGACAATGTATCGCCGAGTAACTAAGGAACTAGGTTTCCCTTGTCCCGAGGAATTTACGAAGCCACCAGAGATTGAGAACATCCACAACCCAGCGTAACAACTGGGTTTTTCTTTGTGACAAAAATTCTTTGACCCGTCGCTTGACTTTGGATGCCACGAGTGGCATCCTTAGAACAGGAAGAGTGATAGCTCTGACAGCAACGAGAGTCTAGGGGAAGCAGCGAACGGTGCCTCTAGGAGTACAAGGGAACCCAACTACATAGGGTTTGACCATATAGCAGTGAGACCTGCTTCAAGTTGAATTGATTTCAACGATGACAACGTAAACAACGTAAAGTAGTTCCTGTGGTGCGGTTTCACCACGTTAAAACATAAACACATCGGGACAAAATACATAGTTTCCATTGTCACTTTGCAATTAATACTAGGAGACACAATATGACAGTAGAATTTAGAATCATTGAGATTGTTGGAGAATACGAAGGTGACGAGTACGAAGAAACATATCAAGTGTTAAAAGATGGCTTTGAATCTAAGAAATCTGCCAGTGAGTACGCAGTAGCTAATTACCAAAGTAAACAATACTTTATACGTGGTGACAAACTAAAGTACCTGACAAAGCAACAAGAACTAGCTTACAAATTACAGAAAGAACTAAAAGAATTGTTATACTTAAAACCAGGCGACAACGATGTACGTAGAGATATTACTGCGAATCAAAATAGATTAGATAAACTTAGTAAACAAATAGAAAAAGAAATCAGAGGACAATAATGAAACACATTTACATGTACGAATACAAAGCAGCGTTGAGCGATGGCACGGATATAACAATGAGGTCTGTGAATCTTAGTGTATTCAGAGCCTTAGTTAAACGTTATGACAAGAAATCAAGTATTACAAAGATAACTATGACTCTTGCATTCACTGGTGACAATGACACAGGGTTTGGCATTGAAGAATACAACAAAGTAATCTGGGAGGTAGCAAAATGATGACAGAATCTGGAATCATTGATATTGAAAAGCTTTGTGTCGGGGATAGTTTATACTACGTTGGAAAATACAAAGTAAGAGGTAGACATTATAAAGTTATTGATATTTGTAAGCGTACTGAAACTGTAACACTGTCTAAATGGAAAGGAAAAAGGGAAATGAAAATAACCTTTGACCTACTAATAGCAATTTTTATAACTATTGAAAAAGGACAAGGATGGTAACTATGACACGACGTATACTACTTGAACCACAAGACACCGTTAAGATTGATGGCAAAGATTACAGAGTTTGTGACCACATGTTCGAAGGTGATACAACGGTTACAATATTAGTCAAAGGGAAAGGAGCAGTAACTATAGGAAAGGAGATACTCGATGAAAGTGTTGAATAGTTTCTATTTGACCACAGATGATGTAGCAGATATGTTTCAGCGTTACTTAGAAGACATCGGTGCCGCTGACTTAGAAAACGAAGTGGAATACAGCGAATTTGAGAAAACATTTCAAGAGTGGCTAGGAAACATGGAAGCCAATGAGTTGATTCTTTGGTCTCCACGTGAACAATGTTACTACGTAAAGAAGGAGAACTTAGAACTATGAAAACAGCATGGGAAATATTGAGAGAAGAAAGCATTGCGGCGATGGGCTTGTCACGAGGTAAAGACGAAGCCCTAGGGGCTGCGTATCAAAAATACTTAGACACAAAGGAAGAAATAAACTCAAAAATACTGAGAGATAACCCAGAATTAGATGTGAACAACAAAAAACTTTTAAAATTAGCCTCTATGGGCTTTGGTTACCTTGTTACAACAGACGATTTACTTAAAATAAAGGACTTAGAAAATGAAAATAGTAATAACAATGTTGCTCAGTCTAACAATAGTTAGTTGTGGCGCAAACAGAGGAAATCAGTTCAAAGACCCAGAGTTAACCAATGTGATTATGCAAGCTGCGAATGACTTAGAGTCACGCAGTTTCAACACATCAAAGATTTGGACTAACGTTGATAGCTGGGAATTTAGTAACGACGCTTACACTGGTGAAAATGGTCGCTGTGACCATGCAAACAGTGATATAGAGTTTAACCTCACCCAAGCTGACCAAGGAAACCACGTAACGATTAATCGGGAAATGTGGAATACCTTGAATATCTGGGAGCGCAAAGAGCTTTTGATTCATGAGCTGGCACATTGTGCCTATGGAATTGAACACAGTAAATATGGACTTATGAACCCAGAGTTAATATTGATAAAGAATCAACAAGGATACGACAATATTTTAGACAACTTTGTATATGGAGTAAAACAATGAGTTCTGGGTGTAAATATAAAGAAGTGATATTACCCAAAAGGAAAAGAATTACCCTAATTGCTCATGACAACAAAAAGAAAGAATTATTAGATTGGTCCGTATCACACAGGGATAAACTAGTTGAACATGAATTATATGCTACAAGTACAACAGGTAGGTTGATAGAAACAGAGACTGGTCTTAAAGTTACTTGCTTCCAAAGTGGGCCATTAGGTGGGGATATGCAAGTGGGTTCTCATATAGTAGAAGGGAAATTAGACCTTATTGTTTTTTTCTGGGACCCTTTAACTAATCAACCTCATGACCCAGACGTTAAAGCGTTATTAAGAATTGCTGTTGTTTGGAATGTACCCCTAGCATGTAATCTGTCATCCGCCGATTTCTTAATTAGTTCACTATATTTTTCAAGTGAATATAAAAAACAAATGAAGGAGATAAAATGACTAACAATTTTAAACACGTAGATATCAACACAAAGATTTACAACGGTAATGCCGTAGTCGTAGAGTTCACCTATCGTGACGTTATCTACACAAACGGCGTGGAACTTTCCGAAGTAATCAGGGCAAACATGATACCGCAGACCTTTGTTTTCAAGCGCCTAGTTGAGCCTTTTGTTCATGTGAGCGGCATAAAGTACACAATGGATCAGTTGCACGAGTTTAACACAGTGGTTTGTAACAAAGTGGCGGCGATAGCGTCGTTTCCAAAGGAGGTGTGATAATGTGCCATAATTTAATAAGCGATTTAGAACTCAATGATTACATCATTGACTACGCTGGTAAAATGTTCAAGGTTAACGATAAGCGCATAGTGGCCGATGGTTCCGAAGTGGTTCTTGCTCTCGAAGAAGTTACGAAAGCAAAGAGACCCAACACACTGGAACGGGGATTTTACCTAAGTGGTCGCTGGTTCACATCATTATACGAAGAAAAGAATCATCCAAGGGATATCAAGGAAATAATCAAAGGAAGCGAGGTGAGCTATGGCTTTTGAAACCAAGTTTGACGTTGACGGCTATGAACCAATTTACAACCAACTAAGTTTACATATGAAAAAAGTATACTTGAACTTTGTACTTAAGCACCGGGGTGGCGTTGGTAGACCATCAGACAATGTTCAATTTGACCGTGAGTTACATTTTTACAATGAGTGTAAGCGTGAGCTTGTTGCAATTACACGTAGAATCGAGTATCGTACGTGGTCATGTAACGAGGTGACCTATGATAGACAACGTGACCTAGCGGCTTTGCACCGACACTTTAGGTTTACGTTGAGCTTTTTGTTTAACCATAACGTTGGGGAGGATAGATAACAATGGATTTAGGTGACTTACACAATAGTATCATTGATTTACTCGAAGACTTTGAGAAACACTATCCAGAGGATTACAAAGGTGACGCAGAATACACAAGTTTTGTAATGGCCGCTGATTACTTTTTAAAATGGGGACACTGGGAGGACAAAGACGAATGACAAGGCAAGAGCGCAAAGAACTCTATGCAAAATGGGACAAGGTTACATTAGATGACCTTGTTGCCATGGACGAGGAAACATACGGTAGATATAGGGTCTACGTAGCTAAGAAACGCAGAAAAGCAAAGGAAACTAAGAAATGAAAGCAGGAGATACAGTAAAAATTATTAGAGTTGGTTCAAATTTACCACAAGAGCTACTTCACTCTCATGTAGAAATTGTCGGATTAACTATTAGTGGTTACGTTATTATGGCACCTAATTCCGTTTGTTGGCATGCCGTTAATTGTGAACACTCATACAATAGTGCACATGGTATTTTAATCAAGGAACTTGAAGAACCAAGTGATATAGTACCAATTTTAGAGACGGAAGAGTTAACCCAAGTAGAAAAACGCATCATTAGATGTAGTGTGTGTAACAGCAGGGAGAATGTAACTGCAATAAAATTAGGTGCCAGTGTAAACGGAAACTCCTTTACCAACGTCATAAGACTTTGTCGCCATTGCAGACAAAAGTTATCCGAGGAGCTTAAGAAATGAAGTTAGACGGTCGTACCAAAGCAGGCAAAGCAGCCAAGGAATCGGCGAGACAACGTCGCAACGAGTACCACAGAAACTATAGAGCGTCGATGACTGAGAGACAATGGAACAAAGTACTAGAGAGACAACGAGAATATAGAGCACGAAAAAAACTTGGCACCGTCGCTTGACTTTGGATTCCATCGGTGGCATAGTAACTATATGGAAGCAATAGCAACCATAGCACCGAGAGGAACCTAGAAACGAGCGACACTGCGCTAGGTTACGTCCATGGGAACCCAACGATACTGGGTTTGACCTGAGCCTGAGAGAACTAGGCACAATAAAGCATACATTGCTTTCATTGGAAACGCTGTTTACATAGTGTAAGCACCGTTTCATCTGGGAGGATGAGGATGATGACAACACAGTTCGATGACCTCGTTGAATACAGCGTAAAAGCTGCGACGTTCAACGAGTACGAGGTACAGCGAGAATCACAGTTCTTAGCTAACCTCGTCGATTTTAGATTAGACGAAGCTCACACGTTACCGCTGGAGCGCCTCGGTGACGCTTTTCGCCGCATACGTGACCACAAGATGAAGATTGACCTTTGCTACGACCGATTCTTAACTATTCTGGAACAACAAATTAGGGAGAGGAAACTTAACAATGAAACCAAATGAAGTATTAGATGGTTACTTAAATGACAAGAAATTTCAGGTATGTGACAGTAGTGCCGCTGGGGAACTTTCCAATATTTGGAGAGACGTAGACGTATCATCGTTACATTTAGATACGGTTAGGGGTTTGTGTAAGTACAACAGGATTAGGTTGAAACCTGAGCCATATAAAAAAGAGTACATTGTAGAATTTGATGCCAAAGCTGACTATAGTATAGATGGGAGCGGGTATGAAATTCTGTTGGATATTTTCCCTAGGACAGTAAACAAAACTTACAAAGTAACCATTGAGGAGATTACAAATGACTAAGCAACAAAGATTAGAACAATATTACAGAGTGTTCTCAGTACCTACGCTACAAAAGTCCAAAGAATACTACATCGCTGAAATCGAAGATATGATGGAATCACACAGTCTCAGAGATAAGAAAGCAGTCTTAGATAACATGACCAGTCGCTTAACTGCGATACAGAGCGTCATAGAATCGAAGTTACGCAATGCTTGAATACATCGGTTTCGCAGTTCTATGTTTCATCGTTTACAAAGCAGCTAAACAACTAAATGAAAGGAAATGAATATGAAAACTTACTTCACTAAAGAAACTGTAGTTATCAATGGAGAAACTTTTAATGAATTACGTCTTAACTGTGATGACACTTTAATTGGCTACGTGTTAGTAGAAAAGAGTAAACAAGAAGGAAAAAAATTAGGTAACAAAATTAGTAATTTCTTTTCTAAAATATTTTCTAAGTAAAACCAGTTATAGATTTAACAAATTAAACATTTTAATAAAAAGGATAACATTATGACAACTTTTGGAACATTTGCACCTATCGCTACTCAATCTGCAAACAACAAAGTATTCGCTGGCCGTGACAACAATCAAATCGGTGATGTTTTCATGGGAATCTTTGCTGGAGTTCGCTTATCCAAAGCTGGTAAAGAAATCTACGTTTTCATTGATGAAACTGACAACGTTGAAACATTGATTTTCAACTGCCAATCACTGCAACAAGGTTTAGTCAATGCAGGCGCTAACATTGGTAGCCGTGTGGCGATTCAGCTAGCGAGTCGCTTTGAATCGTCCGCTAAGTCTCGTTGTGGTGCAGGGAAAACAATTGTTCAGTACCAAGTCCAATGTGACCCTGAGTTTGTCGCAGATGACGAAGTTAAGCAAGCTATCGCAGTAATCATGGGCTCATCGGCTCCAGCCGCGAAACCTGCGGCACCTGCAAAACCTGCTGGCTTTGGTTCCTTTGCTAAACCTGCCGCTTCGGCACCTGCTGCACAATCTAAGAAGCCTAGTCCATTTTAATCTAGGCAATTCACTGGGAGGTGATACTAATGATTCTACAAAGCAACGCTAACTTGATAACGTCACCATATGACGATGACCCAACGAACCGCTGGATACCTTGGCTTACCAATGCTCAGCACCACAGTATGAAGGCGGTCTCTGCATCTAAAATTAAAGATTGGCTCAAGATGAGCGACAAAGCTTGGCACTCTAAGCATATCTTAGGAATACGTGGCAAAGATGACGAAGCAGGACAAAAGAAAGCCTTTGCACTTGGTACCATTATTCACATGGCAGTTTTGGAGCCTGAGAAATTTGAAACCAACGTAATCGTTTGTGACTTAGACCAACGTACCAATGCTTACAAAGATTGGATTAATGAACAATTTGGTATCTGGGTTCCAGAGTTTAACCCATTCCCACAGTTACCAGAGGCACAGCAAGAAGTTGTCGACGGTGCCATTGTTCCCGATGTGGTTCCAGAGCCTACAAAGAAACCAGCGAAAAAGCCAACTAAGAAAGACTTAGAACCTAAGGGTACTTGGTTATTGAAACAAGGTAAAAACGGTGAGTATTACAAAGGTGATGACGAGTTCTTTGTTGTAACGCCTCGTGAAATGGCTATGTTTCGCAGAATGCAGAAAAACGTTGAAGCTCATAAGCTTGCTAATCAATTGATTCGCAACGGTACTCCAGAGTTAAGCGGTGTTGCTCGTGACCCTGAGACTGGGCTTTACATGAATATTCGAGGTGACTGCAAAGGCGACGGTTATTTCATTGATGTGAAGACCACAGGGTCTTGTAGTTACTCTGATATCAAGTACGCCATGGAGTCCTACAACTACCCTATCCAACATGTTCACTATTTGGAAACAGCAAATCTCATTGACGGTGCTGGAGCCTATGAGAACTTTGCCTACCTATTCATATCCAAAGAAGAGCCATACGAAGTGGTCTTAGTTAAACTAGACCCACTGACACTTGGCAAAGCAGCGAAAGCCCGTCGTAATGCGTTAAGGCGCATAGCGCAATGTGAAGCTAGTGGTCGCTGGGGTAGCGTTGACGACGGTATCAGCGGTGCGATGGTGATGGAACTTAGTAAATGGTATGACCAGAAATTCAAACAATAAAGGATTAACCAATGAAACTTAATAAAATTGAAAAAGAGTTATTTGTTAACAGCGAACACAGTGCAGACTTTGATAACGCTGACCTCATGATATTCTGCGCTGACTTTGGTGAGGCGTTAACGATAGCATGTTCACCTAGATACGAGCCAGTAAGTAATACTCTGCAACTCAAAGTAGACTTGAAACCATACCTCGCTGAGTACTTTAAGAAACATTACCCACAGATTAAGGAGTAGCAATGAAAAATCTCAATGGTCGACCGAAAGTCGAAACGTGTAACCACATGATTATAAATCTTCGTGGGTTTCTTACAATCAATGAAATCGTTTCTCGCACTGGTTATGACAAAAGCTTAGTGTGCAAAGTAATCAATGCAGGGTTTTACCCGTTCAAGATTATTAAAGTTGGCAGTCGCTATGAAAAACTAGTGGCACTGTATCCATATCTCAAAGGCAAGGAGTTCCCCGAAGACCTATTTCAATCTTGGTTGAAAGGAGACGATGATGGACAGATGCACAAGGTCAGCAATTAACCGAGCCATACGTAACACCTTTCGACAATCCGAAGTTTACGCAGAGGTCAAGGAAGCTGCGTACTCTAAGGAAAAGGGTGTTCGTGGTGGTAAACGTTGGGACTGCGCACATTGTAAACAATCGGCCGCTAAGGTTGAAGTCGACCACGTCGAGCCTGTGGTACCTCTTGGTATAAACAGCTACGAACTGAGTATCCAAGAATACTATAATCGAGTACATTGTTGCCCTCGCAGCAATTTACAAGTCCTGTGTGTACCCTGCCACAACGAGAAAAGTAAACTTGAGAACATTGAGCGCAAGAAACTTTTGAAGAAACGAGTCAAAGATGAACAAAATCAACAAAGGAAGGCAATGCTAAAAACATGAGTAAACAATATCTCGTTGAATTTGAACAGACCGACGGCACTTTGTGGTCTAAAACCATTGAAGCTAAGGGTAGAAGTGCCGCAGAAAACCTCGCAGAGAGCCTCCTAGACACAGTGTTTTTCAGTGGTCGCAGTGAACGAAGTTACTTTTACACATTGACCGAGGTTGGCACAGATAAACGTAGAGTCATTAAGGCAATGAATGTAATGGCTCCTAGGAAACCATTTTAACTTGGGAGAGGTCATGACAACGAACCCAAAGGACTTAATCGGGGTAACAAAGCCACAGTTAAACTTAGTACCACCGAGTAGCAAAATCTATGAGGCATTGGCTCTTCAGGATGGAGCTAGCAAGTACGGGGCTTACAACTGGAGAGCAAACAAAGTACAGCTTTCAATATATATTGCTGCATTACAGAGACATGTTGACCAGTTTTGGGACGGTGAAGACTGCGCCCAAGATTCTGGAGTTCATCACTTAGCACATGCTAAGGCTTGTTTAGGCATTATTATTGACTGCATAGAAACAGGAAACCTAATTGACGATAGACCACCAAAGGGCACAGCTTCAGCATTAATAACTAAAAACACAAAGAAAAAGGACAAAACCAATGTGTAACTTATTCCAAATTGACCCTAATTTATCTCAGCACAAACTACGTAAAGAAGTATACAAAGAAACAACGAAAATGAGGAAATGCTTGCAGTGTGACAAAAAATTCTTAAGCCTCTTTGCAGGTCATAGAAAATGCATGAAATGCAAACATAGTAAAGCAGCGAAACGAGCAAAGCTTCAAACTTGGTCAATTTGGTCACACAGTATCTTTGAGGAGGGTTAACAATGTTGCCTTACTAACTGTTCCTTGGTCTCATAGCTTTCTTAATTTCAGTGTTCAAGTGTCACGAAGTCATGGAGACATCGGACTACTTCTTTGTCTTGGGTCTTTGTTTACTAATATGGCCTGTAATCTTAGTTCACGCAGTTTACTTAATAATCTTTGGCGTAAAGGAGAACGATTAATATGTTATCAACTTACCTCTTAATTGGTGCAGTTTATATATTTGCTTATTTAATTTCCCAAAAAGATATAATTATTAAATCTATTAAAAAAGGAGTCCATGGAATAACTTGGTTAGAAGCAACTATAGGGGTACTACTTGCACTTATTTTTACTATCCCTGTCTGGCCTGCTTTCGCAATTCTTCATGTATACGATTTATTTAAGAAGTTTCGCTCTTAACATTATTACAAAGGAGACTACGTGTCAAAGTTAAAATGTAACAGCGCAGGCAAAGCAATCATGAAATCCAGCGAAGGTTGGGAACCAAAGGCTTACTATGCAACCCCAGAGGAACAGAAACGAGGTCTGCTTAGCATAGGATACGGGTTCACGTATTACGCCGACGGTTCAAAGATTCAAGCAGGTGATACAATGACACGAAGCGAAGGTGACAAGTTATTCGATGAACACATTGTCCCAGCGTTCGAAGACAAAGTTAGAAACTTAGTAACCATTGAAATCAACGAGAACAGATTCAGCGCACTTGTGTCACTTTGTTACAATATTGGCAGCGGTAACCTGAAAACATCGACACTGCTTCGCTTAGTTAACAGCGGTGACTTTGAAGCCGCAGCAGACGAGTTCTCAAAGTGGAACAAACAAAACAAACGTGTTCTACGTGGATTAACTGAACGTAGAGCCAAAGAAAGGGAGTTATTTTTATCATGAGTAAATTTACCAAACCAACTAAAGAAATGTGTGACAAAGCAGCGTTTTTACTTAGATTCGGTGACTGCATTACGGATGAACGATTCAGTATAATGACGTTGCCTCAAATTTCAGATGACTTGTTAAACAACATGAATTATCAATTTGTTGATTGGATCATTAAAAATGTTGAGTTAAGAAAAGGAGTTAATTAACGCTTTGAACAAAAAAATTGAGTACTTAGTGCTCGCATTCATTGGGGTTGTAATCTGTGATAAACTCATATTTCCAAGCAAACCTGTTACAGAGATTAAGTATGTTACAAAGACCGAGGTTAAAACTGAGGTTCATACGGTTTACGTTGGGACAAAGAAAAACAACGTTGCTACGAAAACAGTTTCAGAGAAGCTTGATTCTCATGGTTCCGTAGTAGAACGTACCACAACGAATACAGTAGACCTCTCAGTAACCAACCTAAATCTAGGTGTTGATACAAAGATTCATAGTAATACAGAATTAAGCTACGCTAGCAGTGAATACAGACAATCGTGGTTAATCGGTGTTAGCGTTGTGAACATTGTAAACCCAGTTAGCCTAGATAACGTAAGTTTACAATTTGGCTATAGACCCGTAGGGAATTTGTGGGTCATAGGTTCTACTACGATTAGTTTGAGGCCTGTTGTCTCTCTCGGAGTGGCTTTAGTTCTTTGACCGCTTGGGTTAACTCAGCCACATTGTTACTAAGCCTTCCCATATCCTCCCTCATATCCTTCCTTACGTCTTGTGCAAAGACAAAAATCCCATATAAAATAGGTAGAACTATTAATAATATTGCTATAAGCGGTGCATTCTTACCTTCAAGTAACCTAGCTAGCAAGTTAATGTTGCTTTGCGTCATCATGACGTTCGCCTGTGTTACTGGTTGAGTATCTACGACTTCGCTACGCCTTACATACTTCCTCTTTGGCCTGCCTTGTGCCTCCGATTTCCTTTTTTTAGTAACTACGTGACCTGCCATGACAACCAGCCTCCCATACTCCTTATTACCCCCCTCATCAGTATCCATCGCATACAACCTTCCTTTCCTAGGCATTGTTTTCCCTAGTCTCATCTTAGGAAGGTCTGGCAAACCTATCAACTCATATTATTCTTGTAATCTGTACCCTACCTGCGTATCCAGCGCTCATCCCAATACCCCCTGCATTCAACGTCAACGTCGCACCGCTGTTCTGGTAAATACCTATAATAAACCCTTCGCCACTGGCCAACGAGAACGTTGCAGACGATGATTGAACACCTCCGTCACCACCACCAAATGGCACAGACGTAACCATAGCTACTCGGTTAAACGTAGAATTTCTTTGAATCCACGCATAACGTTGACCTGAGCTATTAGGTGTCCATGATACTTGGTATGACACTGTGATTGTCATAGCTGACCCAGTATTATTTGTAAACGTGTTATTCCCTGTTACAGTAATACCTACGTTACTTGGGTTAACAGCTAACTCAGTATCAGCGGTATCAAATAATGCAATGGCACCAGCTCCAGAGGAAATATTTTGCCCTGTACTTTGGCGTAGGGCTAACACTGAACCAGTAACCGATGTATTAGCTATCGTCGAATACTGTAACCCACTGCCAGAGCCGTTTACTGTGAGAACCTGACCAGCGGAACCTAGTGACGGTAGGTTGCTAGGAATTCCTTGACCAAGTTTTACGCTGAATGACGCAGCGGTCAGACCGTCAGAACCAGTAACACCTAATATTTGTCCAAACATCTCTAGGTAATCGCCTACCGCACAAGTTACGTTAAAAACGTGAGTGTTGGAACCTGACCCGTATGTAGGCGTTACTGGTTGCCAGTTACTGGTAACAGCGACACCGTTTTTTAATAACCAGCAACCAGTACTACCGATACTCGTCCAGTCTATAGACCTGAAATAACAGCTCACTTCATATACGCCTGCAACTTGAATGTTTACTCTTGAAGGGTTTGTGGTGCCGCTGTGCATTCCCATAGGGTCATAGGTGGTGTACCCTTGCGCAGAACTAGAAAACGGAATTACTGCACCTGAATTTGTTATTGTCGCTACGTTGGTTCCTGCCATAGATAGAAGACAAATAGCTCCAGTAAACGTAGACGCAGAGGACTGAGCTAACTCAGCAACAAGCGCGGAGTTACCATAGGAAATTGTTCTACATGTTGCAGACCCCGATGTTAACAATTGAACACTAGCTGCACCGTTAACAGTGTGACCCGATGGAGCCAGTAATCTCACTGTGTACTGTGAATTACTATCAATACGAATAATCTTTGTAGAACCTACTCCATAGGAAGCTTGTGGTAACGTGATATCAATGTTAGACGTTGCAGACACAGTAAACAAAGAACCATGATACGTCATAACCAAGTTACTTGTAATCATGTTATCAAAAGGTATCGCTTGGTACTGTGGCCTTGAATCAGATTCCACGAACCAAACGTTACCACCGCTCTTTGTAACAGCATTAATCTGTATACTGTTAGCACCTTGCAAATAGTAGGTACTATAACCTACGGGAGTACGGTGAAATTGGTCAGTCGTACCACTGTTACAGTTAATCAGAACAGCGTTACCATTCATAACATCGGTACGATTAATTGTGTAGCGTTTGTTAAGAAGTGACGTAGACACACTGGCAATCGGAGGTAAATTGATAACCACTGACCCTGCACTTGCGTCAACGTTGACAACGGTTTGACTTAGTGTCAAAGGATACGGTGAGTTTGCGTTGGTTATTGTTACCGCAGTATCTACGCCAACATCTTTCGTAGCTGCACTAGGTAATACCGAAGTTAACAGCGTACCATCATCAGCGATACCGCTTACGTAGTAATTCGCTGCGGCGGTACTTGGAACAACTGGGGTTTTCAATGTGGTTAAGGCTGCAATGCTATCATTAACTGCCTTACGAGACACATTGTTTAACTGTGTGGTACAAAGGGAGCTTATGGCACCCCATGACTGAGTCTGTGCGTTCCAAGTTGTACAGTCTTCTAAGTAGATTAAGGCACCGCTCACCAATGTAGCCGTTGAAGCA